ATGTTGTCAAGTGGAAAGAGTAACTTTTCTGAACTATCTTCTAAATGTCCGAGTCCGAGAGTAGTTATCCTAGATATCTCCTTCGAGGTATGATGTTCGCCAAAGACTGGATCAACATTTTTAGAAAAGTTATTCATGTGTAACGCTGAATAGTAATAGTGGTTTACTTGATCATAATACTCCTTGATTGAGCCATGACCAAAATTCTCTAGTGTTAACTCATTATCAAATAGGATCATTTCATCTATCATACCGGAACGAGTAAATTCTTGTAGCACGTTAAAGTGTACTCGGTTTCTTTTCTTGGCCTCCGAGGAAAGATAATCAAGTTCCGGCACTATATAACAAACTGTCGTTCTAAGCTCCTTGAGAGGCTCTAGAATGCGTAGAATAGCACCAGACACCTTACCACTACCGCACGTAATTACAAGGGCTTCTTTGTGCTTTTTTGACCATGTTTTTGGTGGCTTATATTCTATCTGATCATAGCCTTCAACGGTTTCACACTTATCAATGCCTTTTCCTCCATCAAGAAGAACAACTTGATATGTCTTGTGTTTTTTAAACAGTTTTGCAACAGCACAACCAGCGTTTCCAAGTCCGATAACTACCATTCTAACTTCTCCATGCTTCCAAGGTCTCTACCAATGTGGACAGAGGACATAAATTGTCCGAGTTTTGTATCTTCAAAGATCTCTTTTAACTGTGGGATGATTTGACGATCCTCAAAAGACAAATCAATTATTACACAATCATGAATTGTAAATGCAACATGAGATTTGGTTCCTTTGAGAAATTTGTTAATCTTATTCACCCTATCCATGCAATTATCACTTGACGTGGACTGCAGTAGATAATTTAGTGCGTGAAATCTATCACACTCAATCACTCTCCCGAAGGGAGTACGTATGGCGCCTTCTCTAAAGTATTCTTCCAATACGTTTTCTCGAGAGTAGAAATCTGATTGAATTGTCGTTGATCTTTCATTATACAACCAAGCAAAGAATCTAGTCTTGGCATCTTCTCTTGTTCCTTTTTTAAAGATTTCTTTTCTGTTGAACTCATGTATATCCTCCTGGGGTTGGTTTTGTTTTGATAGCGAAATCAGTGTTCTAATCTCGGCAGCATTGAAATCTAATTCAATAAAGACATCGTTCGTTGGTCTTACGATGTCTTTTAGCTCTGTTTTTAGGTTCATTATAGGAAAAGAACCGGGTTTTGTGGTTAATCGACCGGTTACAGAGCCAAACAGGTCATAGTTTACAAAAATATTTTTTTGTTCTCCAAAGTTTTTCCAAAGAGTGCGTGCCTTAAAGTCTGTGTTCTTGTAGTTGTACAATTTATGCTTGTTGATGTTAAGCTTTCTCTCCGAAATGTCCTGTATTGTCCGGTATGTGTCGTGCAAATGTCTATAGTTACTTGGTTTCTCGTAATTATCTCGAATCCATTCGCAAATATCATTTCTGCACTCATAATAGTGCTGTAGATGTTTGTCCGGCACTAAATCATAAAAACAAATGTCCGATAAATTTATTTTTGCTTGCCTAAACGAGTTGAAATGACCTCTGATTTTCTTTTCTGAGTTTTCGTATCTCTTTTTCAAGTGTTCAGGGCATACATCGGTTATATTCTTGCCTTGCACCCATAAATAAAAATATGTAATGTCTTTTTCGCTGAGCTTTTCGTTATAGTTCCAAGTGTGCGAAAGCTTTTTTGGAAAGTTTTCATAATAAAATTGTCCTTCTGCGTAAATCGCAAAGCATTCACGCTTATCATCCATGACCTGAAAGATCATATTGCCTCCGTTTTGTGTCCTAAAATGAATGTATCACGATTGGATTTATAAGTCAAGGTCTTTTTGTTGTTTTTTTAGTAATTCTGATAGTGTTCCCGATTTTTCCAAGTATCGTGCTCGAAATTGATCATCTATGTACTGAACTGCTTGCTGTTGATTGATTTTTGCTAATCGAAGTGCAGTTTGGATCACTATATTTAATTCCGCGTCTGTGTATGTTGATTGTTCTTCTATATTCCTTATTATAATATATAATTTAATAATATTATTATTATATAATTCTATGTTTGTTATTCTGGTTCTTTTAATTACTTCAGACCTTATGTTATTACCACAAACAATTGTATTTCTTTTTAGATTATTAACATTAACAAAATAATTGTAATCTTGAAATAATAAATCTTTAATAATATCAATATCTTGTAAGGCAATTCTATTATATTGTTTTGAAAAAACAGAATTAACAGTTGACAAGTTATATTTTCCACGATATAATTTCATGGTGGGATTTTGTAAGTCTGCAACGATAACAAACGGAACTCTTTTGTTAATACTAAAGCCGTACTGTTTAGCTAAGTTCAGATAGTAACCAAATGATAGGCTATCCAAAAAAGAACTTTGCTTTTGTTCATCGTCATCATACGGAAGCCCTGCTATGTCCAATGCTAAACCAGAGTAAAATATACTGCTTTTGTTGGACTTCATAAAATTAGAGTAAGATAGTGGAAAAGCACCCTTCATTCTCTCCATAAAAAGGACTAACTCATGCAAATAATCTTCAAAAGAATTAATTCTGTCTTTAACTTTTGGTAAATGACCAACGGAAAAAGTTGAAATCAACTCATCAACATACTGATTGTATGCAATGCGAGGATTAGAATATCCTTTAACTGGTCGTAGGGTTGATAAAAACGGATCTTCATTATCAATAAGACCCAGACGGCAAGCTTGTATGTAATGTTGCTCAAAGTCATTAAAAGCATCAACAACAAAATTCATCGCTGATATTTCATTTGTTGTGTTATTGGAGGAAAGAATAGGTTTAATAAAATCAGTAATAGGCTCAGCAGCATTTAGTTGTCTATCAACTCTACCATAATAAGTCCTCTCAACAAAGTGAAAGTCTACAACCTGCTCAGGTCCAAGGCCACCATTCTCAGGGAATGCCTGGGTATCATACTTTGCTCTTTCAAAAGCTAATCTAGCGATTGATTTTATTTTATTTTTTCCTTTAAACTCAGACATTTATTAGTTACCCTCCAAGCTAAAAGTAGTGGCTACCAAAAATAAATCACCAGCTTCACTTGGTAGCAGATAGGATTCACCGCCGCCTTGTCTAGGATAGCTATAATCATCTCCTATTTGATCTTCTAGAGGTATTGATAAAATGTCCACTTCATTTTTCACTTCTGTAAATGCAAACTCCAAAGAAGAAGAGATAGAGTATATGTACCATGTGTTTGGACCCTCTTGTTTGCCGTAAGTTGTAATTTTTCTCGCTTTTAAGTCATCAGTTGCCCTCATCAATCTAACTCCTATAGGTGCTGAGTATACAAGTCTTTGACCTTGAGAAGCAATGGCTTCCTCGCTGATAGTTGTAGGTCCCTCATTATCAACTGGTGCTTCTGCAGCAGGCGTTTGGGCTGGGGCTGTTGCTGGTTGCTCTTGTGATGCTGGCGGTTCAGGCGGTGGTGGCAATGGCTCTGGTGGCTCTGACTCCGGAGCGGGGTTTTCTGTCTCTCCATCTGGAGAGGTATAGTCTTGGTCAGGAGTTGATGTGGGTTGTTGATCTTCCGTTGTAACATCATCCGGATCAGACTCAGGACCAAGCTGCTCGTCTAGCTGTGCATCTTTTTGTTCAACTGTAACATCTGTACTCTCAGTTTGAGCCTCTTGTGCAGGTTGTGCAGCCTGCTCAATCTCTTCTAATGGTATAACTGGTGCTCCTGCTCCTTCAGTAACAAGTCTTGATAGGTCAATTTCAGCAGCTCTAATTGCGGCATTACAAAAGTTCTGATCTCTGGATGGTGCCTCTTCAATATCGACATCAGAAGGGGGTATATAGTCTCCGCTTTCGGCAGCTCGGGTTCGACCATCTCCAGAATAATACTGTTGTGAGACTACGGTTGTGTTAAAGCTTCCAGGCTTTATTGTTGATTTAACAGATATGATTGTGTGATATCCTCCAAATCCCAGCTTATTAGCAATACTCTGAGCATCGGTGGGGGATCCCAAATCAGTGCCACCGATACCAAATGGATTAACGTATAGTTCCATACCTGGATAAAATATTGTGTTTCCAACCATTTCAATAGTTGTTTTGTATACTGCTGCTAGCTGCAGAATATCAGAAATACCGTTTTGTTGTATAAACCTTGCCTCTCTAATGTATTGCATATCTGTTTTGTTAAAGTTAACTGTTTTTACAATCCCCTTGTTCTTTCCAATATCTATGTGAAAACACCCTCTTTCTATATCTTGTAAGAACCTACCAGTTCCTTCATGCCTGGCTGGTTTTCCAACAGGATAAATTATTAATAAATTTGCAATTAGTGTTTCAGCTGGCTTAAATCCATTTAAATCAGGATGATCAACAAGACGACCCTGTTCATCCATCATTTGTCCAGTAATATCTGCTCCAAAAAATGGTATAGAAGTCGATGTTGATAGGTCTATCGCTAACCTTTCATCTTTAATTGTTGTTTCAAGTTCTGATTCTAATTTTAAATCTGGGTCAAAAAAGGAAAAGTGTGTGGATTGGAATCTTAATTTCTTTTCTAAATTTCTATTATAGCAATTCTCTAACAAGCTTGGTCCAATTAATTTATTGCACAATTCTCTGATAAAGACGAGTATAGGAAACGTTTTTCTAGATGAACCTTTAGCAATAACTTGCTCTGTATACCACTCATAAAAATAATCAACAGATACTGGTATGTCTGCGATGTTGATTGATGTTACTTCATCACCTCCCCTAAAGGAGGGGATATCCATGCTTGATAATATTATTTTTGTGTTTGGTAATTCTGTAATACCTGGAACTTCAACATTAAGATTATCCAAAATTGTATATAAAAGATCACCAACATAAAAGAAATTTATTTGATCTAATCTATCAAATATGTCCAAGTCAGCACCTGGGTCGGCGGCCAATAAATTATTAATAATATTTAATTCATCTTCGTCATTTGCTGCTGCTAGAAAATCCGATGGCTGCGTTGATTCATTTATGATTGCTCCACTGGCGCTGGATAGACGAGGTATGTCTCTAAAAAAGCCACGATTTATGAAATCTCTTCTATCATTTGGGTTAATATTGAGCGTATGTATTTTTCCATTTTGTATGAGTCTACCGAAGATGGATCTTAACGATAGTGAAATAAGTTGCTCTTCTTCTGCTTCATATGCTCTTTTAATCTGATTTAATTCCTCCTGTGTACATGAATCTCTACGAAGTATTTCTATATATTGTTTTAATCTCTGAATTCTTCTTTTGGATATTTCTGGCGTTGCTAAAGCATCATACCTAAATGACTTAAGAGCTGTTTCAACATATCCTCTATATGAAATAGTTATCTCAACAGTGCCATCATTTTGAATATCAATGTCGTGATCAACCATGGTCAATATAAGATTACTATTTGATTTCATAATAGCATCTCTTTTATTTTTTGGAATATTTTTAGGTATAAAATATCCAACTTCTGCTCGTATAACGTAATAGTCAGGTCTATATTCAAGCCTAGAAATAAAATCATCATTCATCGATTTTTTGCCCGGATCTGGTTGTAATACTAAATCAACAAATCTATATTTATTTCCGTCATAATCTTTTCTTTCTCTAACAAAATCAGAAAAGGATTGAAAAAATAACTTTAAACTACACTCAATGTCGTTTCTTGATGTAGCCGGGGTTGTTCCATTAAAAGCAAACGAGAATTCTTTTACACCTGCACCGGAACCTTTATCAAAATTATTTTTAAAAAATGTTGGACCTCTGGTTGAAAAGTGCCTATTTCTATCAACATCTTCTGTCTGAGAAAACACAAATTCAGTCTCTTTTTCAGCACCAGGCAGTTGTTTGAAAAGTCTAATTTTTGGAACTAATTTTGCTATCTCTGAGTTTTCTAAATCAAACATTGGAGATAAATCTTTATTAGCCAACATTTTGTTTATTGCTGATAAATTGTTGCCTGGATTTTCAACCATTATAAACCTAGTATCATAGGGCATATTGTTATGATAATCATCGTCAATGTTTAGCAATATATCATCTCTATTAGCTTGTTTTAATTTTTTAATATTTAACAATAAGGCACACTGTGAAACAATAGATAGATTTGCTTCTCGTTGTTCCCCTGTTAGTTCTTCCTCTGGAGGTATTGTACTGGCTACACCAAGTATAGAGTTGATTGCTCGATTTTCAGCCTGCTCAACGTTACCACTCAGTAAAGGATCTTCTGGTGGTTCGGTCTCTGCTAGACCCTCTCTTATTAGCTCTATTCTCCTTGTATCTTCAGAGGTTCTTAAGATCGCCTCATATATTAAATTCGCAGCCTGAGAGACTCTAGTTTGAAAGATGGTGTCCAGGGTTCTTGTGGCTTGCTGAATGGATCTATTGGCTAAATCTTGCTCTACTTGGTCAGATATAAATAGCTGATATTTCTCTAGTAATACTTGTGGTGTATATTTATCAGGAATCTCGACAAGTAGATCATCAAAATTTCGAACCGACACTAAACTTGATCCAATTTGACGGACCTCTTCAGCAAAAGTATCAACAGGTAAAGTAACATCTGTGAGACCATCAGCATTGTTGGCTTTTAGTATAATTGTGGCTTCAGGCAAAGCTTGGGCACCTCGAATTCTTCCACCAGTTGCCTCTGATGCTAGAATTCCAGGGTCTCTGAGGCCGCTAACTTGCCTTGGTAGCGACTCTAGTAATAATTTTTTTAACTGAGCGGTAACGGCGTCATCAAAGTTTGAAGTTAAATAATCATTACCTATAATATTAAATAGTGTTAGTCCAAGGTCGGCTAAAGCTTGAGCATCATCCTGTTGCAATATTTGATTTATAATTGTTGCTTTTTCTTCTGGTGCAAGAGAATAGTCTGGTGCTCCAAGATTAACCGTCGATGCATCAAAAAATCTAGAGTCTCTATCATCCCAAGAAATATTTTCAAAGTCTAAGATGAATTCTTCATTTTTAAGGTGAGCCAACAACAGGGGATAAAATTCTCTGTCGACTTTTTCCCCATTAAGTGCCTTGGTGTATGTCTCCTCTTTGAATTTATCAAATACTTCGTCTGGGTTTTTGGTCATGTAATCATATATTGGTAAACCAATAACAGCAGCACCGACAGTAATCCCTGCAAACAGCCCAAGCTTAGTGGCCAAAGCTAACGTGGTTGTAGCGGCCCCTAATCCTCCCTCGGCTGCTAGGCTTAATCCAACTAGTGCTCCGGACATTAACTTAACTCCCCAAGGGTGATTCCAAGATCAGTTGGTATTTTTATTACCGTACCTGGTTCTATCCCAGCCTCAGTTGGTAGATTATTAAATTGAGCTATAAGGTACCACTGTCTTGAATCTCCAAAGAATCTTGATGCAAGACTCCAGAATCTATCTCCAGATACCCAAATATGCTCAACATATGGTATTCTTAGTCTCTCCTCATCAGATAGGTTATTAAGAGTTGGAGTAGAATATTGTACGATTTCCACAACCCCCCTTTCTTCAAGGGTGTTTTTGTATAAATCGTTTTTGTTTTTTGCTTTAATTCTTTTATTATATCTCGACATTTTTTATACCTTAAAAATTAAAAGGGAATTTCGCTGATGCGTTTTTATTGATCATTTCTTTTGAAGCGGACCTATTACCAAGTTCATGCTCGTGAAGAACATTAAATTCTACACTCAACTCTATTACTTTTGGGTAAACCTGTCCTTGACCTGCTTCAAACACCCCCATGTCCAAAACTGGGTTCCAAGACAACGAAGACATCCATCCAAGAAGACCACCCACCTTAGCACTACCACCACTCAGAGATGAATTTGATATCAGATTTGCATACTTAAGCCTAACCAATGGTGACTTGGACATAAGTAATGCATTATCATCATTGGTGGTTGTTGTTTCCGTTATTACAATAGCATCACCCTCTCTAGTTTCAGTGTCTGTTATAATATTAGCCGTATAAGATGGATACATCATCTGTATAAGTGCCGAACATCGTTGTAGGTTTGACTTAGCATTAGCAAGAGTACCAGCAGGTATACTCCATCCGACAGATATCTTTCTAGTAGTGCCTTGAAATGTAGCTAATGGATCGTTACGACCATAAACAGCTTCTTCGTTCCAAGTGGATGAAAAGTTCTGGTTAAAAGTATTAAGAAATGCATCAAATTCTATTGATTGGTCCAAGTGCAATGCGTAAAATTCTAGTGTCTGTCCTGTGCTTTTAGCATACCCACTCAGGCTACTTGTTGGTTTTGGAAAAGCCATTTATAATCTCCTATGGTGAGCTTGTAGTCCGCATAGCGACTTCTTTCTGAACTATTTTTTGCACTGTGCCTACAAATTGATCTGCACCAACGTTGACCAGGACTTTTTCAATTACGACATCAGGTTGTCTCAGCATTGCACTAGCTCTCGCAGTGGTGCTGGATGAATTTCCAGCAGCGCTCGCACCCGCTCGAGCTACTCTTTCCATTTGATCTCTTTGGGCAGATGCAGGTATTGGAATACTAGCTCTTGTATTTGATAGTTTAGTTAGTCCATAGGACACCAAGGCAACTGCTCCACCAACCAACAGCAACCCAGCCAGTACAGGTACTATCGCAGCACCTATGGCCCCAAAGCCGGCTGCTATTCCACCACCACCAATTAGTGCTGCAAACGTAGTAAACGCACTTAACAAGGGTCCAAGCACTACTGCAAGAGTAGTAAATGCAGCAACAGCAGCTAAGGTCGTAACAATAATTTGCTTTGTGTCCGTGTCCATACCTTTTAACACCCCAGTTATTGAATCTGCAAGGCTACCAAGTTCATTAAGAGTTGGTTCAATCGCGATTGCTAGCTCAGCTATCATTAATTTGAATTTATCAAACACCGGTACTGTTGCAGCAACAGCTTTATCTAGCTTTGCTTGAGCATCCGCTGAGCTTTCCAATTGTTTAGAGTATCTTTGGTATTCTCCGAGACTCATTCCAAATATTTTGTTTGCCTCCGCCATGTCTGTAATACCAACAGATGCTGCCACAGCTTTTTGGGTGAATCGGTCAAGTTGATCAAACTGCATATCGCCCATTTGGATACTCTCTATGAGCATCTCTATCCTATCCTCTTCAGTGGCCAGTAACATTTGAGTGGTTGATAGTTGGGTTCCTAGAACTGCGTTTAGTTGAGCGACCGTTTCAGCTGCGCTCTGGAATGTATCAAAACGACCAGCTAAACTTAATAAGCTTGAAACCTCAACTCCTGCAACCTTAGCAGCAGCCGCGAGTTTTGTGAAGATTTTTGGGGCCCGATCACCATATACTGCTAGCACTGAAAGTGACTGATTAAAATCTTGAATCATTTGTGCGGCATTTATACCAAGCTCAAGTCCCATGGTGGCCAAACTAACTGTTAAGTCATTGGCTCCCATTGTAGATAATCCCAATGCTTGTGTAAGATTTTGAAGTAGCTTGGCCGACTCGTCAGTTGATACATTTAATCTACCCAGCCTAACCGTTGTTCCAACTATAGCATCTTGCTCCATACGAGACATGTTTACAAAGTCAGTAGTACCAGACACTAGAGATCCAATTGCTTTTCCGGCATCTTCCATAGATACCCCAAGCAAATTTGCCTCTCTCTGGGCATCAATCATAACGCCTGTAAATTCAAATCCCAAACCGGTTGCTTGGGCCAAAGATGCTCTCGCCTGATCGGCAGACTTAACAAAAGATAAAGTTACTTCACCAATCTTTGTTAGGGTGGACAATGCAAGGTTCTGTACAGAGAAAGTTTTCTTTAGGTCTCTAGCAAATTGATCTTGAAAATCTTTATTGCCCTTTAGCTTTTCTGCTATTGAAATAGTTTTACCCAAGAAAGTATCTTGTAAATTAACATTTATACCCAAGAACTGACCAAGTTCTTTTGCATACCTACCAGATTCTCTACCAATTGCCTGCTGAACAGCCAATGCTTTTTTGTCTTCTGCATATTGTTTTTGTTTCTCTCTTAAAACTGATTCTTGCATACCCAGTAGTTGGGCTGCTGCAGCGATTGATGCCTGATCGCCTTCTTCTATTCTTGTCCTTTCTAGTTGACCGATTTTATTTGCTTCTACAGCTAGGGCTAACTCATTCTCAAACAGTTCTTTTCTAGCTGCTATAGTTGCATTTTCATCTTGAAAAATACCTGCTATTCTAGCCTGAGCTTCAAGAGATTGTTTTTGTAAATCTAATTGCTCTTTTAAAGCTTCATTCATACTAGTAATATTACTAGTCCTATTAATATTGGAGAATTCAGCCTGATCGGCCAACTCTTTTATAGCAGCAATTAATTCTTGTGATGTTATAGCCATTACTTGTCCTCAAAATTAGTCTTTAAACGGCCAAGGAAGCCCTGTAAGGTTTGTAAACTCACTTGAGGCATCATCTAACTGCTTTTTGATTTCTTGAGCTTCAGACGAATCCTTGCCCTCATCAACATAGGCTCTCATATATTCAGCCTCAAGCCTGATGGCCTTAGCATAAGACTTAACGTGCTCATATTCTCCACGAACAACAAACTCTGCGTTTGTTCCTTCTTCCTCAAATAGATTTGATAAAGGCTCAACATTAGCTGTGACCTTTGTGTCTTTACCATAAATGTATTGGAGGAGCTTTTTGTTGTAAAAGCCCCACATTTTCGCAAATGATTCATTCATTTGTTTATTAGTTAAATCTATCTTAATCACCGTATGAACCTCCAACCATAGTCTAAATAGTCAAGAAAACAAAACTCGCATCCGTGTTTGTTAGGAGCGAGTTGCTTTCTTCATTTCTTTGGCTTCATCATCAAATTGCTTTTTCAACCTCTCGAGAAACCACATTCGAAGACCGACTGGTAAACTATACGCCTCAGTCAAACTCCAGCCACCATGATACTTAAGAACAAAGAATTGTTCATAGACGGCTTCCATGTATTTATCGGTCAGGCCAAAAAAAGTTTGTTCCGATTGGAACATCTACCTCCTCTTTGTGTTTACAACTTGCACAAACAAACTTATCTTTAATTTCAAACGATGGATTTATGTTTTTGTAAATCATCTTTAGGTGTCTTGAGTCAATTGTAGGCATGTTCTCAACAAAAGCGTTGATAACTTCTTCTTCGGCATGGCCCTCAATACTTTTAATCATTTTCTTATATTGTGCTGATACTAGATTAGTGTCTTCTTCTGCTTCAACTTGAGACATAACAAGTTGTGTTAATCTTTTCTCATCAAGAGCAGTTAGCAATCCGACCTCAACATTAAAGCCACAATAAGGCAGCTTAAGTTTAAAATTACCATTCTCAAGTTGTTCAATCCCGGAATCACTTGGAACAAACCCAGCGATACCTTTAGAAGCCCCAAGGTTAAAGTTTAAGACGTTTGTTGTGGTACACTTAGGGCATTGTAGCTCTGCTTCATAGTCTGGCCCATAACCACTAATTCTAGCTGCAACAAGTATTGCATTTTTATCCGCCACTAATAGTGTGTCTGGGTTTATGTTATCATCGACAATAATGCTTTTAAGGAAGCGATCAATAGCAACCCCTTTCTTAATTAATGTAGCAGAGGTTAGAATATCCTCTTCTTTTGCCGTCATAAATTTAATCTCAACAACACCCTCTCCTCTGAGTGGGTGTCCGTCGGGGTAGCCCACTCCATCGGATGGAAGGTCTACAAACTCTGTTGGTGCAACAAAGTTCAGTGGATTAAATATTGGTGGCGCATCGCTCACCGGGGCCTTATTGGCTCCAAATCTATCCTTATTTCTACTCACTTATCCTCCATCAGAATGTTCTGCATAGTCATAGTTAATTGTAAACGTGATTGAATTTATCTCTTCAGAGTTATAATCACCTCTACCAAAGTTTATTTCTGTAAAAAAAGCGTTCTTAAGAACCCATTGTCGCTGCATTTTACCATTTGGCTTTATTAATTCAATTCTAACTTCTTTAAATTGAATTTTATCAATCCCACCGGTAAGTTTATTTGGACCAGCAGCTCCTTCAATCATACCGTATCCTTCTCTGTTAAATATATTGATAAGTTTCAAAGCAGAGCTATTTTTACTTTCACCAATATCAGCTATCTCAACTTGTATTGGGTTCCAAGTGAGAACGCCGGGATACTTGAACTTGTGATTTCCCAGTAAATATTCTTGAAAATTCACCGTGGCTGATGGTAGCTCTGTGCTCTTTGCCCACCAATAATCCTCACTATCAATAGAGAGTTTAAATCTAAATTGACGGGTTGCTTTAACATTATTTTGTTTCCAAAAGGCCATTTTTTACCTTAATGTTATCTTGGTAGGAAAGGACTGGATGGAGTGGTGGTGGTGCTTGCTCCTGGAATCTCACAAGTTGCCCAATCATACGCGATAGTAAGTTGAACATTCCTAAGATCTTCGCTTTCATAAGCCATAGTATCAAAATCAACAGATTTAAGAAACGGATTGTTTAGTGTCCATGTTTCAATAGTTGTTCCCTCTTCATCAATGATTTCGATTTTAAAACCAGGGAATCCAAGAGATGGGGATGAATTCTGAGCGCTTCCTCCGAATCGTTCTTTGCTAATTGTTTCGTACTCACCTTTGTCCTTTACGTCATAACCACCACCAATTAAAATTTGCATTGTAGTCCTGATCACATCATTACCACCAGCGGGGTCAACCAAAGTGCAGGTTACGTCATCCCATATCACCTTACCAGGAAATTTATACACATTATCTAGGTATGAATGTTGATGCTCTCCGACGCTAAAAGTAGGAACCTTTACATCCTTTGCCCACCAAGCAACCGTACCAGCGATGGTGAGTTTAAACCTAAATTTTCTCTTTGGTACTACATCATTTTGTTTCCAGAAAGCCATTTAAAATATCTCCTAAGTGTTTGTAATAAATAGGGGGAGTTTATTAAAACTCCACACCTGTGTTGGTGATCACAAAGTCAATTGCGATAAATTCAATTGCTCTTGCCGGTTTGATAAATACCTGAGCGTAAAGAATGTTTTGATCAATAAGATCTGGGGTTGTTGTGGTTTCATCAAGAACCAACTTATAGTCAGTCAATCCACCCTCGCCTTTTGCCTCAGCAAGAACAACTTCAGCTCTGGACTTGAATCGGTTCCAAGTAGCTTGAATGTTGTTGTCGAACAAGATAGTATCTGCGATATCACCGATACGCTTCTTGAGGTAGATCAACAGTCTACGTACATTGATACGATCAAGAGCACTAGGTTCAGTCTGAAGGGTCTTTTGCCCAAAGATTACAATGTCGTCTGTGGCTGGGAACTTTGCAATTGGGTTGATGTTTACTTCATAAAGATCATCTCTATTATCTTTAGTAAGGTGCTCAACTGTATTCACAACGCTTGGCCCACCTACTCCACCAAGAGTTGAAAGCCCACCACGATTAAATCCAGCAGGTGCAAACCAAGGATGGTCTGAGATTCTTTCAGAGGCCGCAATTGCTCCAATAGCTGCAACTGATGGAGGCATATTAAGAATAGTACCGGCTGTGTTAGCAGTATCTCTAACTTTAACGTTAGGGAAGTATGTCGCTGCGTATGAAGAATCAATAGTACTGGACTTAAGATTGCTAATAACAGAAGTTCTAGAAGCAGGCTGCTCTGTACCATTATTGTCTGTGTCTGGCTGGAAGATTCCTTCTCTATCAATGATAGCAAGGGCATCAGCACGCTCAGTTACCATGTCTACAAGCTTAGTGTTCAAAGCATTATTGATAACACCAGGCATAGAGATAAGGTCATAACGAATCAAGTCTTTGTCCTCAACAATATCAATTGCTTTGTTGAGTGTGTAGACGGCATAGTTATCGCTCTCAGTACCGGAAGCAAGTCTAGTATTAGAGAATGGGTCAGCTTTCAGGATGTCCACTCCGTCAAACCCTCCAAAGAAAGGAACTCTGAATTGCTTAATACCTTTGGTGTTAATGAGAGCATCAAGGCTATTAGTAGCAGCATAAGATGTAGAAGCATCAAATGATCCATTCTCGTAGAAATACAATTCAAGTGCGCCTTCTTGCTTGATGTCCTGTAGAGAGAAAACCTCAGCTGCTTGGCTGTTATCATCAGAGACTGCAAGATGAGGATCTTTGTTAAACCCATTAAACAAGCAGTAGTCACTATGAGAAGCATCATAAGAGACAGAGGTTATAGATTTTCTATAAGGAGCATAGCCAAATAAAGCTGTAGGTGCATAATTTGTTCCGCTTGGAGTTCTATTTTCCTTTGTTAAATTAAACAAAGGAAATTCAACGGTCATGTTATAACCAGTAGGCATATCAGATATTTGCTCGCTTTGATCATGTTTCTGACTCAAGTCAGGCTGAGAAGATCCGGAAGTAATAAACCATGTCTGATTAGTACCGGCCGAACCACTGCTAATTGAATTAGCTGCCGGTGCTCTAGGCAAAAGGAAACCAAGTGGAACATCACCCTTGCTAACATTGCTACCAAGCTCTACCCTTACGTAGTTAGAGTTATTTGGATACAGTCCAATCTGGGTGTACTTACGGTTTGTGTCGTCCCATTCTTGATAGTAATCGCCAATTTTCTTAGCAATATAGTTAGCAGAGTTTTTATCAAAGTTAACATTTGAAAATGTCTCAACAACTGTTTTACCTCTTAATATTTTAAGAGTAAATGAGGCAGTATTACGATTTCTTGTGCTAGGCAGTGAAATATTTGATACTTCAATATTGTAATTTTTCTGAAACTCGGTTCCTTCATGTAATGAGCAAAGTCTGAATAGTTTCTTTTCTTCGGTTTTAGCTCCTACAATCCATCCGGTTTTAGAAGCGGTCATCTGCTGTTGATGATCGCCCCATCCGGCTGAACCTGATTTAAGCTCCGCGACAAATGCATATGTCGCCCCAGTACCAGCACCAACTAGATAAGATGTATCAATATCAAATGTCTCTCCAAGAAACAGTTTCTCATTTACACCAGCGGTGTAGTTTGTGCTAGCCTCAAGAAGAGTAGCGTCTGTTGTTAAGATGTTTCTAATGTAGTCTGAGTCTGAGGGATTGAGGCTAAATCCTTTTTTCACAAGAGCAGCAGAGCTAGAAATTTGTAGCGTAAAACTAGAGTCGTTACTGCTCTCAAAAAGAATTCCTGCACCCTCTTTTACACTACCAAAAGCGGTGGTTCCAGTTAATGCAACAGATGATCCCGTAACATAAACTACAGCAGCCAATGACGCATCTTGGGTTCCTGACCCTGACTTTGCTACAAAAATACCATAGGCACCAACATTATTAGCTGTTGCTGTTGATGGTGAACTTGGAATATTCCATCCAGCCTTTGTTCCAGTGGCTCCATCAGCCTCTTGTCCCAATAGACGAACAAACTTTACCGGCCCAACACCAGCCGCGAGGTAAGCCTGAGCAGCATAAGAAGCGTAAGAAGGAGCAGAGGTATTTCCCTCTCTCCATGGATCATTGGTTTGAGCGCCATCAATAGGTGTTCCAAAGACATCATAGTAGTCTTGTAGTGAGCTAACCTTTACTGGAGTCATTGCTGGCCCTTGTCGGGTTCTACCGATAATAACGATACCATCTTCTTCTGGTACTGGATCAAGTTGTGACCGATCAACTTCCCTTAATTCAACGCCGGGAGAGACGAAATCAAATTTAATAGGCATCAAAAATCTCCTTAGTATACTTATTCGTAGTAAATAGTTTCATTTTTCTTTAAAAGAACTATTCTCTGTACTTACCATCGTCATTTGCCCAAGGGCGTGTGTCTCCTACAATAACACGCTCTCTAGATATCCTAACTTGGACTTGGTTCTCTTTTCTAATTATCTGAGGAACCTCTCGATTAATCCCGTCACCAACAAGGTAACCCAATACTTTTAGTTTTACTTTTGCCTCAAACATTCTTTCCTCAACAGACAATTGATTGATATTGTTTTTGAGACCATACTCGCCCTCAATAAATAATTCATATCTGTGCCCATTATATTCTATAACATCAGCTTTGGTTGATAAAACAAAAGATGGTAATATATCATTCATTTGCTGTTGATACTCAGTTCTAATATTAACGTCAAACATACAGGTAACATAGTTTGGTTGAGGAACTGTAATTGTTTGGTATACAATTTTATTGCTATCAAACGGTCCTGTTTCGTCACCTTTTGTGGATCTATTACGATCAGCGTTTACAAAGTTTCTTGTTTTATCTTGTTTTATAACTTTTGTAATCTCGGCAACGCCATCGCCCCTACCTCTCCTTTCGGAGGTTAAAGCTTGAAATGCTCCCTTAAAAGTATCATCTCTTACAACAGACGCCCTAGATACAGTTATCAGCGGAAGATTAAGTTTACCCACTGAGTCTCTAAGTTCTCTGTCGGATTTTACTTGGAATGCTCGTTCCGCCCCCATCCATAAAACAGGAACTTTCTCCCAGCCCTTATTAGTTGTGGTGTGTAAATGCAAAGTATCATTCACATAATTATAAACTGCTGTATCAATTGTTTCTAAGCTAGATGGCTCAAATATCTCTACACTACTGCCCATCGAATAGTCCCTCCCTGGATCTGATGCATTCAGCTTGAATCTCAAAACGAGATTGTACTTGGCCAAACAGCAGCTTAGGCTCATTGAGCTTAACTATTTCGTAGTAAACACTTCCGTACCTAACAAAGTCACCTTCTCTCACAAATAAATTCTGGTCCTCTGTTAAACGTCTCTTGTGAAAATTTATTTTAATTTTTGTTGATTTATCAATTGCGAAACCATCCATATCTGTGGTCTCAACGCCTTGGTACTCCACTAGAGCAAAAACCCTTATTGGATGGATAAAATTCTTTTCAACTGCTTCACCATATATTGGATGATAATTTGTGTGATCAATATCGATTGGAAAATAAAGAACCTGTTGTCCAACAACTCGTTCAATGATCTCATCGTTGATTTGTTTTACAAGATTCTTTTCTTTTTCTCCAAGAAATAGTGGAGGTGGTGGCGATGCCGGTTGTTCCCATTCAGACATTTATTACCCTCTTAAAACTCTTAACTTAATAAATCTTATATTTTCATTCACCTGTTCAGTCTCTTCTGGTTCTGGCTCATCACCAATAACTTCATCTGCTAATTCCATAAGACTTTCATTTATATCTTCCCAATCAACATTCTCCATGCTGGCCATGTGTGTTCTAATTTTATTACCGTCGCCAATATCAGAAGTCTCTACACTCCAAGAAAGCTTTACAGGCATTGCTTCATAATTCATCCCCAGTCCTGTTGCTGTTTGTTGTCCTTGTGGTTCAATTTTAAAATTCATCTTATCCTCAAGGATATTAAGGGCCGAATGAGAACCCATAGCGTTATATATTGACTCTAAGGTTCTTTCCATGAGACCACTATCTGTTACGGATTTTGCTAGCAACTTAGCAATCTTAATTTCTTCTGAGTCTATTTCATAATTATACTGACCACTTGCACTATATCCATCAGATGATTCTTCACCATCATCGTCATACAGATCAAATTCAAAATCAAAATCACCGGTTCCATCAAAATTTTGTCCAATAGATCCCATTACTCGTGCTTCACCACCAGCTATTAAGTTCTGTTCTTGGAGTGACCTTATGATGATATGATAGACTGGTCCGAGTCTATCAAATATTCTACTTAGTCCAGGGAAACCTCGTTGTCTAAAGCCGTCAAAGACAGTTGTAAGATCATCTTGTAGATCTCCATTAATAACATCAAAACGAGGCTCATAAGAAAAATACTGTATACAGTCACTATCTAGCCTAATGTTTACATCAAACCCTTTTAGGCTTCCTGTTTCTTCATACCTTACAGCAACTCTACTGATGTTACCGGTACCTTCAGCCGATCCAGGAATGTCGGCTAGGTATACATCAAGCAAATCAGCTACTCTGTTTTCAATCTCGTCCTGAACTGCGTTTGTCTCGGCAAAAGTTAATGAAGCATCTCTCGGTGAGTGTACCCAAATACTTATATCACAAATGAATTCTACAGAAAACTGTCCGTCGTCTTCTACTAAATCAAAATCAAGCTTGATGTTACTTTGCAACCCCAGTTCTTGAATTACTTCAACAATTCTTTGCCTTACAGATTCAACGTTAGGTACTCCAAGTTGGCCCATTAATTCGTTTTGCATATCAGAGTCATACTGAGGTTCGCCAAAGAAAATTAACTCTTGATTACTCATTGCTTTAAACAATTTTGGTAAAGTTTTGCTTACCTGATACCCTTCATCTTGATATGATCCGCCATAACGGGTAAACCTACCCATATCAATCTCTCCGCCCTCAAGCTCAATTACTCTTCTCATCTTATCAGATTGCGATTCAGCTACTGACTTATAGACATATTCAGCAAGGCCAGGAAATTTTACTCCATAAGTTTTGCCTTGTGGAGCTAACAATTTAACTGTTTGATCTCCATTGTTGTACGAGACGTTTTTGATTCTTAATCTTGTTATTGGGCTTAGTCCCCCAAGGTTTCTTTGGGGGTCTTCAAATATTTCTCCTTCTATTGCCTCTGGGACCTCATGTGCATCAAGTCCTCGCCTAACGTCTTCAATGGTTATTTCACCGTCATCTTCACCAAAGTCAAGAAACTCTCTCATACTTTCTTCTGGGACAACATAAGATATAACTCCGTTACCATGCGCTTCCGACAACGCACAGATATTAAACTTATCAAATGTAACTCCATCACCGCCTTCTGCTTTTTTATAATCTGATGATGGTAATGAATGACATGATTCAAGAGGACGAAAATCAGACATACGGTAAACGTCAATTGGGTGCCTAGAGTAAATCAGGTAATTTTTGCTCGTGTAGTTTTTGTAGTTTCTAGTTAAATCATCAAGCTTATTACCGTCATCAACAAACTCTTTTAATTCCTTAGCTGTTTTTAGGTCGGGATTGCCTCTGTTGGTAATCCTTGCTGCGCCTTCTGGGCCGTATAGAAAATTTAATTGTTGACCAATCTTCTGTAGGTTTCTTTCCAATTTGCTTAAAACAGCTGTCTGTCCAGCATATGCTACTTTTGCTCTGCTTGTTCTGTATTTAATTTGTTTATATGTCTCTGGTGTTTTTACAAACTGAGAAAACAACTTGGGTAAATTAAGTTCAATGGATTTTCTTGATATTTTTGATTTACCATCTTTCTTGTAAACAGTTTCTTTTGTTTTTCTTGCCTTTAGAGTATTCTTGTCTCCATCTTCTGATACAAAAAATTCCCATCCATACTTCTCGAGAAAAGTTAATATTTTACCTAGTGGTCCTGAGCCTACATTTAAATCAACAGCCTGCGCGATACGATACTTTCCTTGAAAAAAGTCATTAAAAGGCAGAGCGCCGGCAGGCATCTCAAGGAGTTGCTTTAGGTTCTCAATTTCTTCTTCTGTGGCTTCTTGAATCTTTTGCTCTTTAAGAAACTTACGCCAATTTTCAATCAACAGTTTCATTTTTTATCCTACAAATATTTTAAGTGGAGTGTTACCTACAATTGCGTTAGTGTTATCAATCATGCTTTTATCAACCTCTGCGAGTTTAGCATAAAGCATTTCATCAAGTTGTTTGTTGAGTTCTTCTCGAAGTCCGTTTTGCTCTTCTTTAGCTTGGGTTAAAAGCTCGCTAGCGTTAAGGGTAACATTATCACCAGGAATTGGAACTGAGTTACCAAACTTTCCTCTGATCTGTCCAAGGGTCTCTTTTGAAAGAGCCAATGCAAAACGTCTAATCCACTGTTGACCAATTGAGTTAATACTTGTAAAAGGCAAGTTTTCCATAGGCATTGTGTTTAGGTTATTAATACCATCTATACCCTCATCATAAGAACCAGTAGCGAAAGCATTATTGTCCTCCACGGAAAATCTAAACCAAAACTTCTCAGGTGATACACTATCAGGGATTGGATACAATCTTAGGTTGTTATCAATAATTTCATAAGAGTAATGTGAGGTTCTGGTATACAAATGATCTTCGTAGTTAATAGCTTGCATTTTGTTCTGCCATACTGGTATTACTTGGAACGTTGAATCATCTGCGTATTGACCATATGTATGGTAATCGCCAACAACATTCAGGCCGCCATAATAACCATAGAATCTCCACATTTGTCTTGGGGTTACATAATAGACTTGTCTGATTTTAATTCTCTTGTCCTTATTAATGTTCTCATAAGGAACACCGCCTGCTTCTGCTGATGCACTAACGATTGCTTGGAGGTCATAATCTTGCTTATCCGGTACACTGTCGAACGAAGCAGAGTATATTCTAGTTGTTCCTCCAACAACAGACTCGGTTGAAAACTTGTCTGCTGTTCTAAACGCATAGTCAAAAATAAACTTAGGATACTTGAGAGAAACAGAATCAGTTCCATCCACAGTGCCTTTGTGATCAAACGACCCCGTAGTGCCCCCTAGGGCGCTCCCTAAAGCGTTTCTTGCTTGGTGGAGGTTGACTATGTAGGAGTACTCTAAAACGGCCTCCTCGTAGTTATTATAGACGTTATCTGCTGTAAGTTCAATGTCTAGAACATCACCACCGAGCCTCTTATATGTATATGCAACTTGTGCAGCAGCACCAGACAGAAATGCTGTATCTGCTCCATAAAAGTTAATGGCCAAGCTGGTTGATACATCAGTCTCGGAACCAGTAGATGGTAATATAATTGCGCTTGTTGTAGAAGCCGGTGTTAAATCTGGGAACGACATTAAGGATCCTCCATTCTCAGTAAATAGTTATAAGAAGAAAGAAACCTCCACAAATACATGTGGAGGCACAAAGGAGGTTTGTATTATAACACTCAGGAAGTTTTTTTCTTTCTGGTAGTTTTTTTATTAGTAGTCTTGGAGTTTGACGCTTTAGTTGTCTTTTTCTTAGCTGGTGCTTTTTTGACTTCTTTAGCTTTCTCTTCTTTTTTCTTTTCTTCTTCTTCTATTCTTGCTAACTCTTCAAGTCTCGCTTGTTCTTCAAGCTTTGCCTGTTCCTCTGCAAGTCTTCTTGCTTCAGCTTCAGCTTTGACTTTTTCTTGTTCATCAATGATGTAACCAAGTCCTGCACGACGAGCCTCCTGGGGATCTAATTCAATCCCCAGAAGACGGTGTTGTCGTAATAGAAGTTTTTTTCTTTTTGATCTACGACCCATTAGTTACCTCTTGTTATTGATCGCCAAATGCAAGTGTTCCACCAGTTGCTCTACCATAACACATCCACTTGGTACCATCTGAATAACACTCTACAAATGAGCCGGCTTTCGCAGCTTGGCCAAAGGTAATTCTATCGTTATCAGAAGCGTTAGATTGACTTAGAGCGTCAATATTTCCACCAGCAGACTCCTGAACTAAGTATCCGTCCATCAAAACATTTTCTTCGTTAGCATTAATTACTACAGATTTAGAAGTGCCAACAAGAACACTAATCATGAACTTAAAATAAGCTCCATCTTGTACGGGTGGTAATGTTATTGTGACGTTGTTGGTAGCGTCAATAAAATAAAGCTCACCAGTTTCAGCAGCAGTAATTGATTTAGAAGCGTCTGCTGATCCAGCATCAATTGTTTCTACTCTTTGGCGGCTTGCGACTCTTGCCGCTCTTGCAACTCTAGACATAATTTATTCTCCTTAAAAATGTGAAGGCATTATGAGGCCCTTTCTCCTATAACTAGTATTGAACAAAAGAAAAAGCCTCTCGGATTTTTCCGAGAGGCCCTCTTTGGTTTAATCAAAAACTTAAGTTAATGATTAGGAACCAGACTCACCAAGAAGTCCACGACAGATAACAAGTCCGTACATATCTGGACGAACCATCTTCTTAGCATAACGAGTCATTACGCCCTTACGTGGGACGAAATCTTCTGGCCCGAAGATAGTTGGAGTAGTTTGAAGTGGGACGTATGGAGCGTAAACATATCCGCTCTCAAGGAAAGAAGAACCTTTACGACCAACGAGAACAACGTTACGTGGGAAGTAAGGATCAACGATTACGTCAAACTTACGGTTGAGAGACCCAACCTTAACAGCTCCGATTTCGCCACGCTCTGCATCAGCAGTAACGTTAGCACGGAATCCAGCAGTAAACTCAAGGATGTTTGCAACTTCAGGAGAAACAACTACGAAGTTAGCGCCACCACGAAGAGTCTTTCTGTGGATCTGAGCAGATACATCATTGATGGTTTCGATGAGGGTTTCATACCACTCAGAAACAGTACCAGTGAAGTCAGGAGCAGCAGAAGTTGCACCAAGCTCAGCACCAGTTGAACGATCAACAAAGAGACCTGGGGAACGAGACCAGTAGAAAGTACCAGCAGTTGCACCATTAACGAGGTCAGCAAGGATCTCACGGTCAATTTCCAAAGCAATTTGCTCAGAAAGGATAGAGGTCAACTCAACCTCAGCATCCAAGTTGTGGTAAGCGTTCAAGTCTTGTCCCAATTCTGGGGTCCACTTGGCCTTCAACTTTTTGGTTTGCGCTGTGATTGCGATAGAGTCTACCTTGATGTCGATCTCTGGGATGTTTTCAGTGTTCTCAAGCAACATTGTGTATGCATTAAGTGATCCAGCAGCAGCGTTAGCGTTAGCTTCGGCTGCGTCTTTGGTTGGGTGATCAACCAAAACATTCTTACCCAAACCTGCTATTTTAGTAAAGCTCAAAAGATCAGGACTTTCAGACAAGAAGAAGAAACTAATGTTAGTTCCATCAGTTTTAGTCAAACGACGGATCAATTTAGTAGTAGTGCTATTAATATTACCAGCGCCACCGTTACGAATAGCGCCCAAAGAAGAACCAGAGATATTGAACGCAGAAAGGTTATCAAGATCAGGGTTAGTCAATGAAGCTTCAGGGATTTTAATCTCAAGAAGATTAGCAGCATCTTCTGCAAGAACATCTGGGTCAAACTTAATGTCTGACTTTTGAGTTTCACTCAAAGCAGGAACTCCAACGTTAGTACCAAGGGTAATGCTAGAAGCGGTGACTTCTTGCAATGTTTGAGGTGATCCATAAGCAAGACCAACGGCATCACGAGGACCAGAGAGGTTTTCTCCCAAAGATCCAACAAGATTAACACCACCGGTTACTTGTGAACCAACACGATCTGTACCGTAAAGTGAATCACCAGCGGTGTTACCAAAACGATCAGTCATAGAGCCAGTTCCAAGCTCACCAGAATAGGTGAAATCAAGGAAGAAGATGAGGCCAGATGGAAGGCTCATCGGTTGAACGCTAACAAGATCATTAGCGATAAGTCCGGCGAATACACGACGAACAATAGGGAAAGCAACAGCAGCGAAACCTTCAACGTCATTTCCACCCATAGATGAAGATTCACGAAGAAGCTCCTTTGCTTGGTTTTCGAGAAGACGAGCCATGCTTGACTTATCTTGCTCAGTTTGAAGACCTTCTAGCAAACCAGTAGATTCCCACTTGGAAAGAAGAGCAGCGCCCTCTCTCTTCATGTCACGGTTTACGATGCCTTCGGTAAGTTTTTCAACAATAGACATTTTTTTAACTCCTTAAATATATTATTTTATGCCTGCGAGTTTTTGCATCTTTTCCATAAATGGATCAGCGCTTTTGTTCTCGCTTAAGTTTTGTCTCGTATTAAGCATGCTCGAAAGATTCGATCTTCGGTTGACTGACTCGCTTAGTGATTGTGGACCTTTTTTCGTTTGTGATCCCACTGTAGCTTTGAGTGTCTCATGAAGTTGCTTTGCTTCTTTCGGAGACTCCGCTGCGGCAATGGCTTCGACAATTTTTGATTTTTGTCGCTCATTCAAGGAGGCATCGCTCAGTGTGCGGTTTTGATAAATGAGCTTTGCATTTGATAGCAAAGTCTCTTCGAGCGTATCGCTCAGTTGGTATATCACGCTTTCAAGCTTCTCATTTTGAGCAGCAAGTGCGGAAATTGTTTCGTGAAGATTAGAAACTCTACCAGTTTCCTCTTCCTCTTCTAGTTCTTCGACATCTTCGTCCATAGATTCACCAACCCGTCCGGATGCTTTACTAGCTTTGTTAGCATCTTCCATCTCTTTATAGTATTCAAGAGTTGGTCTAAATGATTGAAAGGTGCCGTCTTTTTCTTCACCCATATCGGCTACAAATTTTTCTTCAAGTACCTCTTCGTCTTCAGACAGTAGAGAAAGTAATTCCTGTAGCATATCATCCATTTCATTGTCTTCTTCTTGATCAGGAGCATCAGCAGTTTCAGCTTCTGTGTCCGCCGGCTCTTCTGTGTCCAAGTCAAGGTCACCCATCAGATCATCAATTGACTTAAGCTCATCAGCCATATCATCACGATCTGTATCGCCATCTGTATCAGATGCTTCCAACTCTTTACGTAATGCTCCCAAGTCAATCTCAATAAAATCAGGAGTAGATTCGGTCTCCATTGTAAACTGAACTTCTTGATCATCCGGGATACTAGTGTCACCAGCAAAAGGCATTTCAATACTTGAGCCACCTGCCGAAGGAGCACTAGGGGCTGCCTCTTCTTCTTGCAGGACATCTTCTTCAGTAAGATCAGTCAACTCTTCTGATAGGGCTAAGTAAGCTTTACCTTCAGATGGTTGTACTGTGTAATGACCAGTTTCGTTAATACCGTCAATAATCTCTACAATCCCACCTTTGTGTCTTGCCTTAGAGCCACAATGTCTTTCGTTTACGGTCTCGCCTTCGAGCATTGCGTCTACAGCCTCTTTTATCTGTGGAGCATACTTCTCTATTAAAGATTGCTCAGCGTTCTTTAAGGCAGCTTCTCGAAGCATTGCAGCATCAATTATTGCTTGTTCTAACATACTAGACATTAAACTATCTCCCTAGGTATTTCTTATGTAAATAGTATCATTAGTTTTAAAAAGAAAAAGCCCCCGAGAAAGTTCTCGGGGACTAGGGCGCTTATATAAAAAGCTTACTATTATATTGGTCTGATCGAGGTCCACTCAAGCTTACCTTCATCGTTTACCATCAAGACTTTCTTGATATCATGTTGTGTAAAAGGTGGAACGTCACTGAGAGCATCAACCGTTTTACTGGTTGAGATACTAATAGCGTTCTCTGGCTTAAGCATTGGTGTGATACGAACATCAGCTACTCCTGAAACAGGAACAACAACTCCAAGCTTGTATGTATCCGAAGGGATAACAACAGATGGGCTATCAGCACTGGTTGTCCCCAAAAGAATCCATCCCGGACCACCAGCGGAACCGAATTGATCCCCTTCGTCTCCAGAATCAAATGGTTGTGATGGGTTTTGAGCGAATGCATCATCTCCATCGTCCGGGTTTTGAGTAGGATCATATCCATAAACCTGAACTGGTGTCTTTGACCAAACTGTGACTCCTTTGGTTAGTTGTGCTGTCCCGCTACTTTGAAATTCAGTTCTAATCGGGAACCTATAAACGTCATGATCAGCTGCATTTGAATCAAATTGCAGTTTATTAACGCCCTTATTAAGTGTTATACTCATACTTTTATCCTCCTATTAAGTATGTTAGAATAATTCATTAACAAATGACCAGCCAAGCTCGCCATTCGCATCGATTGAAAGAATCTTGTTGTAGCTATCAACTTCAACAGTTGGAAATCCAGGAATCTCTGACACCTCTGCTAATTGCTGTTTGTTCAAAACAGTGAAAGAAGAATCAAGAACTGGGATCATTCTCACAATCTCAGATTGTCCAGTGGTGGACATAGCAAAAATTGCTTGATATTGGTTCCACCCTAAAACAGTTGTCTTGTTATCAACACCCATGGTTTCAATTTCAACCCATGAGCCATTTACCATACCGTACATTTTTACTGCCGCTTCACACCAAATAAACATACCGAATTCGTCACTGTTACCAATGATACCTTCGTTACCAGTAGGAGCGTTTGTGCCTGCAGTATAGTGGTTTACACCATCTTTAGTTAATTTATTAAACATTTATTATCCTCCTTATTCTGTGATTGTGTGTAAATTTCGCATCAAATGTGCATCTTGCCTATGTGTATAAACAAAGAATCTCAATGGCTGCGTAGGGTCAAACTCTGCATCAAAGGTAGCATTACCAGTAAGGGTAACTCTATCAACATAATAGCCATGAACCATATTCCAGGTCTGCCATTTAACCGTTAAATTACCTTGAGCATCTTTTGAGAAACGAACAGCGTTGCCGCCTGGTGTACTATTTGATGACCCAACCACAGTGCGATTTTTAGTGTAAACACGAGCCGGATTGCTACCAGGTCTTTGATCAAGCCAAAGAACAGAGTTTTTTTCTACCTGAGAATACTCGAACAACTCTAGGTCATCTTGAGCCATAAATCCAAAGTATGCGCCTTTCGACAATGCTTCAAATCTAATAACAAGATCAGTACCGTTTGCGATACTTGAGATACTTGGTAAAGCAGAAGTTAGAAGAGCATAGAGTTCATTGTCTCCACCGAGTGGAAATTTGTCTGCACGAATTCTATAAACCCCTGGCGAGTCTTCTTCGTATACATAAGTGTTATCTGCTTGTGGACTAGCAACAAGTTGATCGATGTAAGATTGATCTTGTGCTCCCTGAAGGACTACCATTGCTCCGTGTTGCTCAAGGCCTGGTTGTTGCTGTTGTCCTTGTTGCCCTTGTTGTCCGCCTTGTTGATTTTGTGGTGGAGCTTCAACATAAGCTGTCGCTTGATATTCCCTAATCGCTTCAGCACCAAGAGATGCTAGTGAAACCCAAACCAAGTTACCAGCTGAATCTGTTGAAAGAACTGATCCAGCATCAGCAGCTGTGAATGCTGGGATACCAGAGATATCTTCTGTTGTTTGTGAAGAGCTTGATTGGCTTCTTGGCTGAGCAATGTAAGACATACGAACCAATACAGTACCGCTTGCAGCAGTTACATGTACAGCTTCATAATCTTCAAAATAAATAGACATAGTTTTGTCTTGTAGAGTGGTCTCGCCAAGTACACTCCAGTTTCCGCTAGCATGACGCGCATGAACAGTTACCGGAGATGGAGACCACACAAAAATTCCGAATTGACCAGCGCCTGATTGGATATAACCCATTTCACCAGATACCGATTCGGAGATAGCATTAACATGGTTAATACCAGATTGTAAAGTGTAATACATACTTTTATCCTCCTAATATTTTAAGTATGAAAAAAGGGTGGCCCCGAAGGGCCGGGACCACCCATGTCGCTATTTGCAACAATAGTGGAAGAGGCAAGCCTCTATCAACTATTAGACAATCTGCCACATACCGCCGAAGTAAACGAGGGTAAGAGCTGATTCTTCGTTAAGCTCAATGCTCATCTCAGAATCGATCATCTCGCCACCGTTACCACGAACGACAACATCAGCAGCATCAAATGCACCACCGACTTTAGCGTGCTTGATAACAAGAGTCTTGCCTGGAACACCAGCTGGAAGTTCAAGGTCAAAGCCCATTGCTCCAGTTGGGGCAGAAGCAGAATCAACACCAGCAACGAACACGTAGTGTGCATTAGCTGGAACGTTGAACATACCACCCATAGCCATACCACCATCGATCATAGCGATAGTAGAGACCATTCCTTGCTCACGAGCTACCATACGAGCATCCATTGCAGACTCGTTAGAAGCTTCAAGAGAAGCAAGTGCATCAATGTTAGACTGAAGGGTCGCTTCAGCAGCCATTGCGCGTGCTTCTTCGTCGCTGATAGCAACTGTAAGAACACCTTCTGCAGCAACAGCACGGTTTTCTTCAGCGTCGATTGCATCACCAAGAGCATTCTCAGCAGTAGTTGCACGAGTGACCTCAGCAGTGAGGTTTTGCTCGATTACAGTTTCAGCAGCGATTCTGTTAGAAGTTTCGGTTGCAAGATCAGCAGCGATTGCATTTTCAGCAGCAGTTGCACGAGAAACTTCAGACGCAAGGTTAGAAGTCAATACACCTTCTGCAGCAAGAGCACGGGTCTCTTCAGCAGCGATATCTGCAGAGTTAGCAGCAACGTCACCGTCGATTCTAACAACTTCAGCATCAAACTTACCTTCGATACGACCTTCTTCACCTTGAGCACGAGAAACTTCAGACGCAAGGTTAGAAGTCAATGTTGCTTCAGCACCTTCCGCACGAGCTTGCTCAGCATCTACGTCAGCACCACGATCAAGGATTTCTTGATCAAGAGCAGCTTGAAGACCAGCTTCAGCAGCTTGAGCGCGCGCAGTTTCAGCAGCAAGATCAGATGAGTGAACACCAAGAGCAGCAGTTACTGCAGCGTTGAGGTCAGAGTCAGCTGTTTGGAATGCATTAACGATCTCAGTAAGAGAGTCAAGAGCAGCTGGATCAACGTTAGAAAGAATATCGTTGATTTGTCCTTGAAGACCTGCTTCAGCACCAAGAGCACGGGTCTCTTCAGCGTTGATAGCGTTTGTGAGAGCTTGCTCAGCAGCCATTGCACGGTTCTTCTCAGTAAGAACAGAACCAGAAAGAACACCATCAGCAGCATCCATATCAGAACGCAAGGCATCAATATTAGACTGAAGGGTGCTATCTGCAGATGAACGAGCAGAAGCCTCTGCAGTTACAGCAGCTTGACGATCAGAAACTTCTTGAGCCAAACCAGAAGTCAATGTTGACTCAGCAGCAGTTGCTCTAGAAACCTCAGAAGCCAAATCAGCAGTCAAAACACCTTCAGCTGCTTGAGCGCGAGCGATTTCAGCAGAAAGATTGTTTTCAATTACAGTTTCAGCAGCGATTCTGTTTGCAGTTTCAGCATCCAATTCGCCATGAATTTCGTTGATAGCACCAACAAGATTAAGCTTAACACCGGTATCAAGAGTAGAAAGATCACCATCAGCAGCAGCGCGAGCAGCAGCTTCAGCGTTATCAGCAGCGATACGTGCAGATTCTTCAGCAGAAACAGCAGAAATACGTGCAGCTTCTTCAGAATCGATGTTTCCTTGAAGAACACCCTCAGCAGTAGTAGCACGACTGTTCTCTGAAGAGATAGCAGCAGCATTTGCAGACTCAGCTGCTTGTGCGCGTGCGATTTCTGCGTCAAGACCAGCTTGAAGGCCAGCTTCTGCAGTTTGAGCACGAGACTCTTCTGAAGATACAAGACCTTCGATACGAGCTTCTTCAGCTACCGCACGGTTTTCTTCAGCATCAATTGCATCACCAAGAAGGTTATCAGCAGAGATACGAGCAGCTTCTTCAGCAGCAATATCAGCAGAGTTAGATGCGATATCGCCAGCGTTTGCTTGCTCAGCAGCAGTTGCACGAGCAATTTCTGCAGCCAACTCAGAAGTGTGTTGACCAAGAACTGCAGTGATGGATGCCTGAAGGTCACCATCAGCAGATTGGAATGCGCTTACGATTTCAGTAAGAGAATCGAGAGCAGATGGGTCAGTGTTAGACAAGATGTCGTTAATTTGACTTTGAAGAGAAGCATCGCCAGCAATACGTGCAGCTTCTTCAGCATCAATCAAACCTTCAAGAACAGTCTCAGCAGAGATTCTGTTAGAAGTTTCAGTAGCAAGATCAGAAGTCAAAACGCCTTCTGCTGCTTGGGCACGAGCGATTTCAGCATCAAGACCAGCTTGAAGACCAGCATCACCAGATTCCATAGCACCTTTAACCGAAGCAAGTGCAGCTTCCTGAACAAGACGGTCACCGGTGGTTGAGAGTTGAGAGTCGTCGTTTACACGAACGTCACTCTTAATTTCGCTGATAGCATCAACGGTTTTGTTTGGTAACTTAAGTGCGCCATCGGCAGCGGCCCCAGCATCAATCTGAGCATCGCCTTTGACTACAAGTTTACCTTTAAGTACTTTATAAGACATATTTTATTTCCTCCATTAGTAGAAATATGTATAATATCGAGCGGCTCGGCATCATACGACACCTTACCACTCACTAGTAAGTAGATATTTCAGCCTCAAAAAGACTAGAAAATCATGAAATTATTTTGGCCATCGCAGTAAATTGATAGTGCTGAAAAGTTAGAAAATAATTGTATCGTTTCTTCACCGTCTATTTGTTGGCCTTGAACCTGAATAGTTATTTGTATCGGGTTATTTTCTGAATTGCCGGCTTCGTCTTTAATCACAAAAATTTGACCTGAAGAAAGTTGAGATGCATCAGGTAAAGTTACTGTGACTGTATCCATTAATGTATTTACACCAATTATGTAATCTGTTGGTTGTATAACATAATCACTCCCGACAGAAACTCTACTAACAGAGACTCCATCGTTGAACGTAGCATTACCATTGAAAACATGCGTGTCGTCAATGCTATCACCAAAAACTGTTGATCCATTAGTGTTTATCTCAGTTACAATTTCATTTGTAACTCTGACCACAATTTCTTCTGCTGTAATCGTACCTGCTACTTCTAAATCTCCATCAAGCAAAAGTGTACCGTTTGAAAATAATAATTCAGAAGAACCAGAAACAATTCCCTCGTTTAGTATTTGTACAGAGCCAGATGGTCCTGCAGCGCCACCAAGTTTAATCCACTCATTGTCTTCATGCTTAAACTCAATTGTTCCTGCGTTATTTCTAAAACCGTAGCTTTGTTCAATATCATCAGGCGTATTCTCAAAAACAATATAGCTATTACCGTTTAGTCTTAAGTTATTCGCAATAGCCATGTCTTTGCCGTCTAGCAATAAAACATCGGTATCAGAAAAATAACCTAGACATGCCTCTTGATTATCACCAAAGTTTACCTCTCTATCACTACCCATGAAAAAATCACCCCACACTTGATGTGGTGTTCCAATTGAGAAGTCTTTTGTTGGATTAGGTTGAATATTAGGATTTGATGGTATTATCTTTCTAGGAATAATGTTTCCATGTATCGCCATACCTTGGCGAATATTCTGCCTATTAAAGAACCCATTAGCACCGAAGTACCCAACAGCAAGAACCTCTTCTACCTTATCATCTTCGTGAATTTCTCCATTAAAAGATTTAGGTTGAGAAGACCTGACTTTAAAAGAAAAATAACTTTTTGTATCAACACCATTTTCATCAATAACGGCTGATAGAGATGCATTATCGACAGGTTCGCTTGGGCTTTCATTTACTGGGCCTCTAAAGATTAGCCTTCCCATTTCATACTCTTCAATTCCATTCTCTTGATATACGCCACCAAGAGTATTAGTCAATACAATCAATGGATGCTCAAAAGGAACCTCGGAATCATTTTCCATATTAAGGAGGGGCAAATCAAAACCGGGCTTAGAGTTGCTCATTAGAAGCTCACCCATTTCAATTCTCATACCATCATCGTCTGATCTACCCTTAATTGTAACTGCGCCGTTTACTTTAAAATTACCCGTGAAGTTACCACCAGCTATATCAAAAGATTCACCATTCTCATCAATTGTTCTAATTGGTGCTGCAAACTTAATTGGAGAAGCGCCACCAATAGTTCCATGAATCGAGGTCTCCCCCAGTAGAACAGTGGATCCTGAGACAACTAATGCTGGGTTTTGAGCATACTGAAAGTCTGCCTCGGCTGCATTGGTGATGTTACTAAGATTTGTGACTCCATCTGTTGAGGAAGAATAAAACAATAACGAAGGATGGGTACCAGACAAAATCATTGTTCCGCCAACAGTATTGATCCCACCAGTTACAACGGTCATCGATCCTGTAAAGATGTGAGTATCGCCGTTGCTGTCTCCGAACTTTGTTGAGCCGTCAGAATTTATATTCGTTACAGTTTTATTTACAACTGTAAAATTCATTCTTTCTGCGTTGATTTCACCGCCAACGTTTAACGTACCAGTTAGATTAAGTTCTCCATCTCTATAATACAGTTCAGGAACACCGTTGAGAGACCCATCGGCGTTCGCTAACTGGACAGAACCCGAAACACCTACTGCCCGTTGTCCGGTTACGTGTGCCCAACCAAATTCCCCCATTATTCATCAACTCCCGATCCCGAAAGTTCATACATGCTTCCTGTTGGAATACCTGTTAATTGTGCATACAATTGAAAATCTGCTGTGTTTGTGAGTGATGATAAATATACTCTTTTACATTTAACTGGTAGCTCTACACTTGATCCAGCAGCAGTAAGTGGCCAATAGTGATGGTTTCTATACACATTGTTGGAGCCAGAGAAAGGACCAATCGTAGAGTTGATTTCATCACCAGCGCCAAAGTTTGTTAGATCATTTAGATCATCACTATTACCACTTGAATCTCGAATGATTGTGTTTGATCCATCAATGACATCATTTTCATTATCGCCAAATTGATACCATAGTTTTAAATTAGTACCTTGAATATCTCGAGGGTTTGCTTTACCACCAGTGTTGTAAAGTGAAGTAACATTAGCTGCGCTTAGCTCCTCAGACCACACAGCTACTTCATCAATACCAACTACTTTATCATAATCAATTCCATTAAATAAAACAAATCTTGTTGAGCCTGTTATAGGATTACCAGCACTACTATTCTGATTTAATATATTTGATCCATTTTTGTACAACTTGATAGCGCCATTTGCACCGCCATTTACAGTTAGCACAAAATGATTCCACCCGTTTTCAAATAAATTTGCATCTGACTTTGTTTGATTGTAATAAAAGCCACCGGAAGTATCAACTACCCTAATTTGTAATCTACCGTTACCCGAAGATACATTCCTCGGTCTTAGCTGAACTGCATTGTCGCCTGCTTCATTTTGCAAGGAAATATAATTTTCTGTCGCATTAAAGGTTGTGTTCCCATCACTACCACTGAGCCACCATGAAACGCTGATTCCTGATCCGTTTGGGATATCAAAAGCGCTATCGGCGGTCCTAAAATCAAAAGTACCAGAAACAGCAATTGCATTATTGCTTAGAGATCCAAAATGAACACGTAGTTCGCCAGAACCAGCTGTCTTCTCAACAGTCAGACTCTTAGAGACAGTTGGTAAATCCAATACAAACTCTTGATCAGCAACAGTAGATGAACCTGTTAGGTAAGGTTTGCCGGAAACTAAAAAGTTACCTGCACTTCGGAGCCCTGACTTATATTTAAAATTCTCACTCATTATGCCTCACTCGTCAATCCCAACACCTGAAAGTGTGTACATTCTATTCTGATCAATATTTGTAATACTAGCAAATATAGAAACGTTTGCACCGTTGACTGATGAAACAAATATTTGCTTACACTTAAGGTCAAGCTGGATTGATTCACCAGCGGCAACTTCATAAAAATGCTTGTTAGCGATAACATTACCTGTAGCTTTAGCGGCTAAGTGAACTCTGATTGAGTTTGAACCATCGTGATTAAAAACCACAACATTTTTTGTTACATTGGTAAAAGAAAAACTCTGCTCTCCGTTTGATCCAAGTGTAAAGTTTTTAACGTAAGGTCTCCCGGAAACAATATAGCTACCAGCATTTCTAAGACCAACATCGTATAAAAAAGAACTCATGATGTAACTCCCGCTAATCCGTCTAGAGAAAACATTCTATCAGGGTCAATGTGTGTAAGCTCAGCATACACTGCTACATCAGTTGTAGACGTTGCGGAGTATACAAATATTTCTTTACACTTAACGTTGAGGCTAACTTCTTTTCCTGGCTTGATAACAATAAAATTCTTACTATCGCCAGAGCCAGTTGCGTAACTAGCAAGCTCACCAGAACCACTCGGGGCAAAAGCTAAGTATAGGTCATTAGATGCCCCAGTATTTTTTACAGTGATAGATTTTGTAACATTTCCAAATTCAAACCGTGAACTGGCTGTGGCTGTTACACCAGCCGCACCGCTCATATATGGTTTACCAGATACCTGGTATGACCCCACGTTATGGAGTCCAGATGTATAAGGCTTCGCTAAAGACATAATTCTCTCCTTCTATATAAATAGTCAGAGAAGTGCTATTGGAACTTTCGCTGCTTAGCTAGCCATTTTTTATGTCGAGCCAGCGCTTTCTTTTTAGCAAGCCTTCTTTTTACTGATGGTTTCTTAAAATATCTTCTATCTTTATACTCATCAATAATACCAAGCTTTTTACATTTTCTGGTAAATCTTTTTATGAACCTCTCTGGGGATTCATTTCGTTTCGGTCTAGCTGTATAATTTGTCGCCATTTTTTATTTCCCTGCTAATTTTTTCCAAATTCCTGTAGATCCAAAGGCTGAAATATCTACTCCAGGATCTCTAGGATCAACGCCATCTAGTGCTTTTGATCCATGTGGTGTAGACGATGCGCCGCTGTCTCGATTGGACAGTGGTGTAGTGCCCTCAAAAAGATCAACGCCGTTGTACGCATCGCGCCCAATAGAGTCAAGCATAGCTTTACGCCTTTGGCGATCAGCTTCTTTTCTCTCCTGGAGTCTTTGCCTCTGTTGTTCATCTGATTCAAATCTCACTTCTTGTTTGGTTTCTCGCATCAATGGTGTCTGAGAAGTTCCCTTCATCACCTCGGAAATAATTGTTGATAAAGTTCCCTCTTCAAAAACAACTTCCTTAATGCACTCCTTAATTAGAGGTCTTAAGATTTTCTTTAATTCTTCTTTGTTCATTTAATCCCCTAGAATTTTCTTAAATAATCCGTCAATGCTATTTTCTTTATGTTCTCTCATTCTTGTGGTAATATTAACAGTCTTTGCGTTAGGGAAAACAAACGCATATGGTGTAGAAGGCTCAGACACAACGTCAAAGCATATTAATTGAAAATCCGCTTCTACAATTGTCTGCCCCTTACTCTCTCTAACAGAGCCTAGACCACGAGAAGAAATACCAAGTTTAATTCCTGCATTTACGAGATCTTTTAGAATTCTACCGGATGGTGTATCAAGGACTTTAATTTTCCCCATAACGTTCTTTCCTTCCCACCAACAACCAGTGATAACATGGGAGACATTTTTAAGGTTAACAACAGAATCATCTGGGTGGTCTAGCTCACCGCATGCACGATTGTCTGCGATAATTTTTTCATAGTTATCCATTTCTCTCTTGAGAACTTCATAAGGATATACTCTGCCGTTACCATTTTGCTTATCTGCCGTCTGAATAATACCAGTAAGGTACATGGTTCCTTCTTGAACCACTTCTTTTTTCTCTTCCTCTGTTAAAAGGTCAAGACAAACACCGTCTTTGCAAAGTGCATAAAATTCTTGTAAAAGTTGTTTTCCCATTGCTTACCTCGAATAAAAAATAGTGGGGGCGCCACCCCCACGAGTTAAGAACCGCTACAACAACGGCGGACTGGCTGTAATGTCCAACGCTTAATCACCAACATTTTCACCCCCTGGTCTTGGTGATACTCTTAGGCCGAAGTCATCGACTAAAACCGAGAGCAAATAACTAGTACCCGACCCTAAGCAGGCAAGGCAAAAAGCATTCCCTAAAGAATACTCGAATGTAAATAGTTCCGTAAAACCATTAATACTGAAAAGAAACAGCGATACCCACCACCCCATACATAAAGGACAGTTCCACAATGTGTTCCATTTTTTTGTGTAATCTTTTTTTGGCCTTATATCTTCAAATATCTTTCCGTAGACAATAATAAATGTCATTCCGTAAGCAGTTAAGATGAAATGTAACGTATCCAATTTAGCCTCACTGTAATCCGTAAGTTATCAAGAACCATAGGTCACGATCAAAATAATCTTTTTCTATGTGTTCTTCACTTTTACCAAAAAACTTTATTTCTACTGGGATTGGCTTATTGGTTTGACACCCTAGTCGTATGCGATGGTTGCCCTCATACACTCTGGCTATGATATCATCGTCTTTCCATTCGGCAACAATAAGTATGGGGTTTTCTATTCCCTTTTTAGCAACGTCGGCTTTGAGTGCTTGCCATTTGTCAAAATCATAACGACCGGTTCCTAGCCCAGAACCTCGCCTGAAGCCTCTTTCATGTTCCCCTTTCTTGCCTTTCATTCTTGTAATTGGACCACCGTTGTCCTTACAGATAGCAAAGCCTCTGTATGTCGCGGTTAAATGCTGGTTGTCTTTTTCTGTATGATGCCCAGGGTGTTTTTCTAATTTACCCTCAAACTCTTTGTTTTCATTTAGAAACTTAC